ATGGATTCCATTCTTACCTTCGCAGAGAGACAATTGCTAATTTCACTACTCAGAATAAGTGGTGACACCTTTGGCAATGTACCTGCTATGGCTAGAGCCTATAAGCTTGCAGCTAAACGCTTGCACCCAGACAAGGGAGGCAATGAAGCTGAGATGAAGAAATTAAATGAGCTTTGGCATAAATTTAAGGACGGAACCTACAATCTGAGAGAGGTAAAGCCTTCCCCAAATCCAGTGGTGACCTGTACTGTTTTGGGTGCCCGCAGTATTTTTAAATTGATAAATAATACTTCACAATGCATGAGAAATTTGTTAAGATATTGTGGATGCTTCTGCTGTCTGTTATTTAAGCAGCATAGGATGCTAAAAATCACCTATAGACGCAGATGCAATGTCTGGGGGCAATGTTACTGTTTCTTTTGCTATTATACCTGGTTTGGAGTGAATTGTAGCACAAGTGCTTTCACTGAGTGGCTAATCCTCTTGAAGCACCTGGACTGGAGACTGTTAAAAATTTCCAGTGCTGAATTGGATTCTTTAGGTAAGTAATATCTGTTTTAAAATATTTCATATTAATTTATGTTAAATTTCTATTTAATCAAATTTACAGTACAATCCTTATAGGAATCCAAGTGGATCCTTCTTTTGCTTTACAAGAAGAACCGCAGACCTATTTGCAGATGAATCCCTGTCCTCCACCTCATCAGATGAAGAGCCTGAGCCAGCCCAGAGAAAACAAGGCACAGGAGCCAATGTACATGAATCTGCTTCCCGAACCTCATTTTCTACAGGCTCACCAGGAAAAGGTACCAGAGGACGAGGTGCCAGAGGCAGAGGAGGTGGAGGAATACATAGAGATGCTCCCCCCCCTGATTCGGGCTATGGATCCTTTCCATTTGATTCAACCCCCCCTAAGCGAGGACGAAATGGAGGTGGTACAACTTCTTCCACATGTGGAGGGACACAAGATGAGTTTGAGGGAGATTCAGCTGAGCAAAACTGTAGCCAGGCTACGCCGCCAAAACCAAAAAAAGCAAAGATGGATAATGGGCCTAGTGACTTTCCTTGTGATCTTAATATTTTTCTTTCTAGTGCTGTTTATTCTAACAAGACCGTAAATGCTTTCCTAATCTTCACTACAATAGAAAAATGTCAGCTACTCTATGAGAAAATAGATGTAAAATTTAAAATAGATTTCAAGAGTAGACATGAAGGAGAAAATAAGGCACATGGCTATTTGTATATTCTAACAGTAGCAAAGCATAGAGTTAGTGCTGTGAAGAATTATTGTGCAAAGCAATGTACCATCAGCTTTTTGCATTGTAAAGCCATTAATAAGCCATATGATTGTTTTAAAGCTCTATGTTGTGAGCCCTATAAGAGGGTAGAATCCAATAAAGACCTCTTTCAGACAGATTTTGAGAATGAGAATAGTCAGCAGGTAGACTGGACCTTAATTAGTACATTTGCTGAATGTAATATGATTGATGATCCCTATTTAATAATGGGTCATTATCTGGATTTTGCCTCCCCACTACCTTGTAATAAATGTCAGCTAAAAGTATTAAAGGTTCACTACCAGTTTCATGAGGCCCACCATAATAATGCTATTTTGTTCAAAAACAGTAAAGCCCAAAAGACCATCTGTCAGCAGGCTGCAGATGTTGTAATTGCTAAAAGAAGACTGCATCTTGTTGAGAGCTCTAGAGAGGAACTCTTAGCTGAGAGATTTAAGCTATTTTTGAATAAATATAAGGAACTAGATAAAATGAGAATCTTAGAACATATGGCAGGTGTTATGTGGTATACAGTAATGTTTGAAAATATAGACAAAATTGTTATCCAAATATTGAAATTAATGACTGAAAATATTCCCAAAAAAAGGAATATTTTATTTAAAGGACCTATAAATTCAGGGAAAACTAGCTTTGCAGCTGCACTGTTGGATTTAATCAGTGGAAAAACCCTGAATATTAATTGTCCTGCTGATAAGTTACCTTTTGAACTTGGCTGTGCTCTAGACCAGTTTGCTGTGGTATTTGAGGATGTAAAAGGTCAAGTAGGAAACGATAAAACTTTACAATGTGGACAGGGTATAAATAACCTTGATAATATCAGAGATCATCTAGATGGGTCTGTTACAGTGAATCTTGAGAAAAAACATGTGAATAAGAAAACCCAGATTTTCCCACCATGTATTGTGACTATGAATGATTATGTATTACCCCCTACTGTAAAGGCCAGATTTGCCTATATGGTTAATTTTGCTCATGTAAAGTGTCTACGCCTCTCTTTGGAAAAGAATGATGACCTTGTAAAGCATAGGGTTACCCATAGTGGCCTCACAATGTTTATGATTTTAATGTGGTATTGTAGTTCTTCTGCATTTATACCCTCTTTGCGTGAATCTATAGAGATAGAAAAAAAGCTTCTGGAATCAATATGTACAACAGAAATAGCATGTTTAATGAAAGACAATATTAAAGCAGGCCAGGACCCCTTACATGACATTGTTATAGATGCAGATGAATAAAGTTTATTTCATGGAACTGGTGTGACTTCTTGTCCAAACTCGTCAATATGTCTGTCCATATCTGGGTCACCAGGGAGGTCCTCCAGACCATCATATACCCTTACCTCCTCCACCTGGGATTTGTCCCCTATCATAGGTTGCCCTGCCATGCGAGGCATCATGTTAGTAAAGAGACTTGTAAGGAGGGCAGACACTGGATAAGGATTTTTTACTGCCCTTTTCCTTAGCTGTACATTAAAGTATCTTGGAAGGCCCCTGAACCTCTGATGGGTCCCACTCCCTGCTTGAAACCACCCCATTATATCACAGCAAGACAGAAAAAGCCCATCTCCCTTACACAGGGGGCCCACTCCATTTTCATCCAATAGTATAGTGGTAACTGTATTTGTAAATGTCAAGACAGGGGGGGTTGTTAGTCCACCATAGAAATTACCAAAATATCTGGTATTTTCATTCTTAGAGGGATCAGGGCTCCAGGCCTCAATTGGATATTTCCCATCTTTATCCAATTTAGCTTTTGCAGTAGGATCAAGGCACTGCAGCTTAGCTGACACAGTTGTCACATTTTTGGGGGCAACAATACCATCAGGATATTGTATCAGGTGACTTTGCTGGATGCCCTGCAGATCTAGTGGTTCTCCACCCACTGCAAACATGTGGTAGGTAGACCCCACAACTGGGTGCCCCACCCCATTGTCTGTTCTGGTCATGTAATCATGTACAGCCATTAATGTATTGGAGCCAATCACTTCAGTTTTTACACTGACAGCTTCCCACATCAATAATGTACTGCAGGTCATATCATCATTTAGGAGGGGCAGTGATATGCGGGCACAACTATAGTAAGGCATTTGCTCTTTGGGGGGCCTGTCAGTTTCCCTAGAGGTGGCAACTGTGATCTGTTCACTAAATCCATACCAGGTATTAGTTTCATCATTTACACCCATTCTAGGATTAAGATAGGCCTCAATTTGAGTGATGCTATCATCACCAGTCTTTACATCTAAAACCTCAATTCCACCCTTAATTATTAGTTTGGGGACACTGCTGGGCTGAGGGCATGTCTTCTTAGAGGAGCAGGTTGTTTTCCTCTTGGGTGCCATTACCTGCAAAAAATTACATTTTACGCCTTTTTTTAGCAGGAGGCCCTTCAATCATATTTTTAGGGGCCAAAATATGTTCTTGCTCCAATACATGTCCCCAAAGAGGTGTAATATCACCATATAGGCCTAAAATCATTAGAAGCATCCAATCTGGAGTGACTGGTTGATCAGCACCACCAGGGGGTCCATATTTCTGAATTACTTCTCCAGATTCAGGATCAGTTTCCTCTGTTCTATCATAATCAATGAGCTTTTGTCCTCGAAGGCGAGCCTGTTGCCTCATTTGGATTACATTCATGGGGGGTAGTGATCTATAGTAGTGCTGTAAACTTGAATAAGGGGCTGTCACTACCCATCTGGCGCCCTCCAACAACTGAGCCACCTGTTCTGCAGCTTGCCTACCCCCTTGACCTATTAAGTTTCCACCAAGCATTCCTAATCTTCTTCTACTTTCAGAGAGAACCATCTGCCATACCAAACGGCCTACAGCATTTACAAGAGAGTGACCCCAGCCCCCTAAGACATCAAAGCCCCACTCAAAATGTCTAAATCCTGGGAGGATTAGTTCCCACAGGTCTGGTCTCCAGAGTTGTAATGCCATATTTCTGTTAACTAGGGAAACTTCGTGTTGGGATAACTTTATTCCAGCAGTAAATAGAGCAGCAGCACCTGAAAGAGTTTGAACAAGTAAACCTGTTGATGCTAATTGCTCTACCATACCGGGTATAGCTGATAACATAGACATATGCTCAGCTGTTAGTCCTAATGCTGCTAACGCATCTGCTTCAGCAAATCCCTCCACTAACACCATAGAAGCCACCTCTGATTCTATAGCTGCTAGTGCTTCTCCCGCAAGAATAGCTTCAGCTGTTAAATCTGTGGCAGCGACTAAAGCTGATATTGCTCCTGCCAGCTCCACTGCCAGTGAAATCACACCACCCATCTAAAAAAAAAAAAAAAGACTTACTTTAGTAGATCTTCAATCAGATTCAGGATTTGATGACAGAGGGTTAAGATTCTTTTTCTTCTTTTTTTTTACTTAAAAAAAAAACAAAAGTTATGGTGCTGTTGTTGTTATGACCGGAGCGTGACCGTACTGGGCGTAACTGCTGAAGCGAAACAGGAAATGCGCATGCATATCCAGTAGATATGCAGTAGAAAATAGAAACTTGGCGGCCGGCCCAGGAAGTACAAGTCAGGACTTGGCCGGCTGCCCAGGAACAAGTAGCTTTGGCAGACTGCCCAGGAATTCCAGAGGAAAAGGCATGTCAGAACAGTCGTTAATCAATAGTGAACTTGGTTAAACATGTACTCAGGCATGTACTTAGGCACCTCCTTTTTTTTTTTATTACTGGGAGGCCAGAGGCACCCGGCCCCCGTCCTTCCTATAAAAAAAGGGAGAGGCTTCTGGAGGCCATTTTTTCTTGCACATTCTGGCACAGACACTGTACAGA